CTTTGGCTCAAAGTGAAGATGGCGGATCTTAAACTTGAAATTTCGACTGAGGAAGCTACTTTGATGAAAGAAGCTGCCTCTGTCTACCCAGTGCTTGTATACGGCCAACTTGTCCACTGGATCGAATCTAAGGCCACTAAACTAAAGGAAATTCTATAATATGGTTGCCCTTGTTGCGGTTGCTGCCGCTGATACTACTACCACGACCGGAACGGGTGCTGTCACGTTGTCGGGAACTGCGACTGTAGCTACGTTTAACGGTATCCCCGCTACAACGTTCAACACCGCGTTCACCAACGGCGGTACAGTTGCCTTCCCGATTGCCAATGTCGGCTATCAAATCTCTGATGGTACTAACGTCGAGATTGGTCTTGGTACTCTTACTTCTGCTACGAACCTGACTCGTGATGCGATCATGTTCTCGACCAACCAAGGTCGGCATGTGAACTTCATTGCAGGTACTAAGGCAGTTACGTCAATTACGACTCAGTGGAACGGCTCTGAACCGAACTGGACCTCTGTCCCCTCTAGCGTCCTCCCTGAGAATGATGTCCAGTCTGGTACCTTTATAGGCGCTCTGACGAACGGTGGTGCGGCTACCAACGTTACGGTTCGCTTTAAGATCTCGGGTGCTGGTGAAGTTACCCTTTCGTTCCCTTCCGGTGCGACTAATGCGTCGGCTGGTACTACGTCAGTTATGACTGGTGTTCCGGCTTCGATCTCGCAGACTGCGCGCGTTGGTATTCTGCCGGTTATTTCTAACTCAGTTACGGTTCTTGGTTTGGCTACCTTGGCTCCCGGCGCTTCGCCGACTGCTACTGGTACTATTACCTTTTCGCAAAGCACTGGTGTTAGCCCAATTGCGTTCTCGGGTACATTCACGACTAGCGTCGCGAACGGTGTTTCCCAGACCGACTGGACGTATTCAACTTACTAAGGAATATTGTCATGGCTGACAGTGGTCCTCTAAAGCATACAGGCGAATTTCATGGAAAGTCCAATGCCCTCGGTCACGGTGGTAGAGCAGCACAGCTCAAAGCCCGTGGAGTCCCAGGAGGCGTCATTGGCATGCTCGCAAGACGAGCAGGGGCCGCCCCAGGTGGTCCTAACTACCACGGAAAACGACACTCGTAGGCTTCCTTCTACTGCTTGGAAACCTGGAGAATCTGGCAATCCTGCCGGACGCCCTCCAGGAACCAAGAACAAGCTCGTTACAATCAAGCGTAAGCTTGAGATTGCAGTACGAGAAGGGATGTCAGCAGACCGCTTAGGTCGCATCCTTAATAAAGTAGCAGGAATGGCCGAGCAAGGCGATTTGAAAGCCGCTCGCTTGATTTTTGATGCCTTCATCTCAAAAGCAGAAGCTGGTGACGATGAGGTTGATAAACAATCTGGTGGGATAACCATCAGAATTGAGAACGCCACGTTCGCAAAGACACATCCTACCCTAGACGCACAATTCACAGAGATAAAATAATGGCAGTTAATCCTTCTTCGCCCGCAGCTACTAGTAAGCTGGATCAATGGGCTCCTCCGTACAAGGCTGACGACGGCAATGTTGCTGACGAAAAGCCTACTTTCGACGCTCCTGAGCGCATGGTTCCTGATTTCATGGGGCGTTCTGGTCAAGGTAATAACCAGAATACTGATAGACCAAAGGGGTCAGTCTAATGACTTTTGCAGTTCGACAGATTGAGGAAATTAATCCTCTTAGCGAAATTAGTGTCGCTAATATGACTCCTGGTGCGGTAGGCAACGGTACTACAGTATTTGTTAGCCAAGCTTTTACACTAGGCTCCCCTGGTAGTGCTTTCCCGGCTACTGGAGCCCTTGGTGATCAAATTGAACTTTATCCATCAGCCGCTGCAGCTACAAACGGTTTAAACATCACCGCCTATCCTACAGCGACCCCTGGTACTTACGCAGTGTATTTTACCAATAACACCGGCGGTTCAATTACCCCAGTTGCTGGCGCTAAGTATATTGCTGTTGCAACACGATTCCCTAATACCGCTATATTCTAATGGCTAACGTAAAAGAGCCATTCCATGCTATTCGCGATTTAGCGAGGCAGATTACAGGCGGCCACTCAGAGACTGAAGTTGGGGAAACTACCCCTCCTCAAGCTCCTGGTGGGACTAATACTGAGACTGGTAAACAAGAAACCGTTGATGAGGCGGTTGACCGTATGAGCGGGGGCGCGTCGGATGATTCCGCAACCTCTAGTAATGCCGGTAAAACCTCACAGAGTAGCGACCACCAAAACGGCTACTAATCTTGGATGGGACGACTAAGACCATCCCGCTCCATCCGGGGCAGGCTGCGATCTATAACTCTCCTGCGCGCTTCAAGGTTGTAGCAGCAGGGAGACGCTTCGGTAAGACTCACTTGGCGGCTGCTTGTCTTTCTATAGCAGCTTCTGAAGAGTCTAATTCTCGTGGGCATCTTATTACTCCGGAATTTCCTGCTTACTATGTAGCTCCTACATTTGAGCAAGCGAAGCGCGTGGTCTGGCCTAAACTGCGCCAGATGTTAGGCTATAAATCTCAGGGGGGATTGATAGTCTCTGAGAATACTAACGATGGTTGGATTGAGCTTAATAAAGGGCGTCGGATTTATATCCGAGGAACTGATAACCCTGATAGCCTTCGTGGTATATCTCCTTGCTTCATAGTTATGGACGAATACGCGGATATGAATCCGAGTGTTTGGACTACGATTATAGAACCAAGTCTCATGGACGTAGAAGCCGGTGCGTTGTTCATCGGAACTCCAAAAGGTAAGAATCACTTCTACCAAATGTTCATGGGAGCCTTGAAACAAGGCCCAGGATGGGAAGATTGGGAAGCTTTCCACTTCTCGTCCACCGACAATCCGTTTCTAAAAGAAAAAGAACTGAAACGGATGATGAACGCGGACAATCGTCCGATAGAAGTCATCAAACAAGAACTCTCGGCTTCATTTATCTCTGGAGGATCTAAGATCCTAAAGCCGGAGTGGTTTCCTGTTGTCGATTCGGCCAACCCTAACCTCGGGAATATCTACATTACAGTGGATTTAGCTGGGTTTGCTCCGCAAGAAGGTAAAAAGAAGCTTCTAACGAGCGATGAAAGTGTAATTTGTGTCACAATGGTTGAGCAGGACCATTGGACAGTCTTAAGGATGCTGCATGGACACTGGGACATTAAAGACACATGCGCAAGAATCGCTTGGACCGTACGTAAGTACGCGGGTTGTCGCCTCGGGATCGAGCAAGGCGCTTTGCTCAACGCTTGTTCCTTCTATCTTGATGAATACATGCGCTCGTACGACCGCTTTGTCACTCCAGAGCCTCTCAAGCACGGAAATCAGCGCAAAGCCGATAGAATAACGTGGGCTCTACAAGGTAGAGCAGAGAAAGGTAAGATTTGTCTTGTCTCAGATAAACGATTAGGGAATGATGAAAAGTGGAATGACTGGTTTTTAAACCAAATTTCCGATTTTCCTGATGCTCTAGCACACGATGATGGTGTTGACGCCCTCGCTTATTGTGATCAAATGGCTCAAGCCAACTATGTAGACCCAGATTTGGATACTTATGATTCATTTGTTGATCTCTTGGAAACGGATTCAATACACTAATGAGTAATGAAACTCCTACAAGAGGCCAAAGTATCATTGTTGAGACTCCTGAGACGATGCAGCGGGAGCAACAGAAGTATGGACCTTCTCAAACAGCTTCTCAAGAGCTTGTTGGATGGATTTGTACTAAAGTTAATGTCTGGGAAGATGTGCGGAATCGTGGGTATCAGCGCTTATGGGGCGAATACTGGCGAATGTGGCGAGGTAAGTGGAATGAAGTAGACATGAACCGTCTATCAGAGCGTTCGCGGCTCGTAGCCCCTGCTTTATCGCAAGCTATTGAGATGACGGTTTCGGAACTTGAAGAAGCTATATTCTCGAAAGAAGAATGGATTGATGTAGCGAACGATCTCCAGGATAAGTTAGCACTCAAACTCCGAGACCAATTACTTGATGATCTTGAAATCGTCAATGCAAGAGATGCCATAGTAGAAGCTATCCTTAATGGAGCTATCTTTGGTACTTTGATTGCTAAAATCAACGTTTATGTTGGGGAAGATAAGAAGCCTAAACGCGATCCTATAACTCTGGAATTGAAAGCCAAAGGGGCTCAGAGAGTTTATGTAACGATTGAAGCTATACGCCCTGACCAATTTATACCCGACCCTGTCGGCCAAACTGTCCAAGACATGCTTGGCTGCGCTCAACGGATTCAGCGCACAATGCACTACGTCCTAGAGAGGGTCGAACAAGGTGTCTATCGAAAAGATAGTATTTCTCAGTTATCTCCTGTACGCAGGATTAAAAATGTTGACATCGATTACGAAGATCCGATGTCTATTAATACTCAGTATGAATCAAGCCAAGTCGATCTTATTGAGTATCATGGCAAAGTGCCACTCCGTATGCTCAAGATGGTTAACGGGGAAGAAAAAGACCTAAAAGACATACTTGACGAAAATGGTAATCCTAAACCAGTAGATCTATATGCTGGTGATGGGCCTCTTGTAGAAGCTATTGTCACAATTGCCAATACTAACGTATTGCTACGTGCGA